GTATCTATAGTAAACATTATTATATATATTATTTATATTTATAATTTTTGCATAACACGCTTAATATCTTGTGATACCGTTATTTCTCTATTGTCCTTCAAATATTTAATTATATATTCAACATGAGTTTTGTCTTTGATAATGTCATTCAAACATTTTTCTACATAGGTAAATGTAAGTGGTTTATATTCTTTCTTATCATACATGCGAAGTTCTCCATGACTAATACCTATATTTGATGTTAGGTTGTTACGTTTCATATAATCGCATATTTCAGTAGTAACAGTTGATTTTAATTCTCGGATTTGTTTCGTTTTTTCATTAATCATTTGTATTCTTTGGTCTAAAATAACCCAGTTTTTTACATGTTCGATTAAAAGTTCTCGTTCATTTTTATTTGAATTGGCTATCAAACTTTGATTGCTGTTAGTAATATTATCCATTTTATAATATTACTAAAGTTGTTTTTCTAATTGCTTATATTCATGTATTACTTTTTGTATATTTTAGCAGCATCTTTTAGTGCGTTTTTAAACATGTAAACAGGGTTCTTTTGTTTATTCTTTCTGTATAAGTCAGTAACAAAAGTAGTCCATGCTGATTTACCCTTCTTTTTCATTGTTTTGCGAGTCTTTTTATGTGACTTTCGTGCTTTTTTTGTTGATTTTCTGGCTTTGCGTCCTTTCTTACCTCCACCAATGTTATCTTCATCATCACTTTCTTCTTCATCATCATCTTCGTTGTTGTTCTCTACTTCAGGAGAGTTCTCTTCCTCAATGTTCTCTGTGTCAGGAGAATTATCTTCTTCCATATTCTCTACCTCCATGTTCTCTACTTCAATAGATTTATCTTCCTCCATGTTCGCTTCATCCTTTTTGCATGTATATCCAAATACTTGGATATCGCCGCCTTTCTGTGTTGTTTTTTTAACGGGGCGTTTTTTATATGAACGTTTATTTGTCTTATGAGATGTCATTATATTATAAAAGAACATATTAATCCAGATAAGAAACTTTATTTGAATATCTCAACAAACGAAGCAATAAAAATAAATTCGCTAAAATGATAAAAACTAAAAATATGTTGTAAACAAGTATGATCCAGACATATATATTCAATTCGTCGTATATTGTATCACGTATTGGTTTCATAATTTCTCTTAAATCTCGTTTTATATTCTCATCTTTAAAAAGTGCTATACAACTATCTCGCAAACTTTGCATTCATTACGTATTAAAAACTTCAAAGAAACTTTAATTATAATTTAAACGAAAAAACTAATATTCAAAGGTGTAAACTATAATAAAGAGAACATGACATACAAACTAATATGGAACAAATCTACGATACGAATGAAAAGTTGCGTGAATTTAATTTTGATAAGTTAGTACTGGCAAAGCCTACTCTTATTTCAGGTGGAAATTACTTTATTCGGTTTAAAAAAGACAATATCCCTCTATATATACAACCACCCGCATGTAATACTCGTAATGGGTTTGTAAAGAATGGTAGAAAATACTACACGGATATGCTTTTCACGAATGAAGATGAATATATTATTCAATGGTTTGAGAAGTTGGAAGAGTATTGTATTCAATATATTTACGAACATCGTGATACATGGTTTGATGGTAATATGGAAAAGGCAGATATTGAAAATTACTTTACATCACCATTGAAAGTGTATAAATCGGGTAAATTCTATTTGATAAGAACAAATATACCTACAGCACTCGACAAACCTTCTATTAAAATATACGACGAAGACGAGAATCAAGTTGATTTCAGTACAATTACCGAAAATACCAAGTTGATGAATATAATTGAAGTTCAAGGGATTAAGTGTTCGGCAAGAAGTTTTCAGATAGAACTCGAAATGAAACAATCATTATTACTCAGACCTGAAGAATTTAAATTATTTGACAAATGCGTTATACAGACAAAACCACAAATACACTCACAAACGACGACCGCACAAACTGAGGAATTAGTTAAACAATCCATCACTAAACCTATTATGATTTCTACAGATGATAACAACACTAACGAGATTGTATCTGACTTGATAAATGATATTTCATCTGAAATAGAACAGTCTGAAATAGAACAGTCTGAAATATTACCCGAATCAGATAACAATACAAATAATTTAGGAAAATCATCACAACCAAATAGTATTGATACGGATACAATAAATACAAACATTGATATTAATACCGTATCAGATGAACCCGACAGTTCAATTGACAATAATACAAACATAAAAAATTCGAATGATTCAATGGAAGAGGTAGTATTTACTTTAGAAGAGTTACCTACTGATGAAAAACTAACTTTAAAAAAACCGAATGAAGTATATTATCAAATGTATAGAGATGCCCGACAAAAAGCGAAAGTTGCGAAAGAATTGGCATTATCTTCGTATTTAGAAGCAAAGAATATTAAAAATACATACATGTTGAATGAGATAGATAGTGATACAAGTGATTTAGAGATTGACGATGAAAGTATAAATAGTGAAAATGATTAGAAATAAACATTATATTTTAGCATATTTTACAATATAGCGTGAATATTTTTTATCAGGCGTTTATATAAACGAAATGTTTAAGAATCTTACTAAGTTTTTTACACCCAAGATGATGTTAGTAATTATCATATCTATCATCGCTATATATGGATTAATGTCATATAACGGACAAATGAAAATGGTACGCGATATGATGGAGGATGGTACCAATGATAAGGACGCTGAAAAGGAGGAGGAACCCGCAGCTACCGATGGACCTAAGCCTTCTTCAGGAAAGACTGAATCCGGATATGCTCTTCAACCTGTGGCGAATCCTACTGATTTGTTACCTGCTGATAAAAACAGTGAGTGGAATAATTTAAACCCTACTAATGTTGATGCTGAGGGCGTAAAGATGCCCGACCTTCTTGAGGCTGGTTACCACATTGGTCTCGATACTATCGGTCAGTCTATGAGAAATGCTAACCTTCAACTTCGTTCCGACCCAGTGATCTCCAAGGCTGATATTGGTCCATGGAACCAGAGCACCATTGAAGGAGACTCTACTCGTCAAGCTTTAGAGATTGGCGCTTAAGTTTATTATTGATATTATATGACATTATTGTTATATAATATATTTCAAGGGAATTGTATTTTTATCATGAATATGTATAATGAGAAGTGAAGACATTTTAGGATATTTTATAATAGGATTCATATTAAGCACCAGTTATTATGTATACCGCGAGAACTATGAAAGTTTCCAATTAACATGTATTGTATCCACAGTTGATGGTAATAAATATTGCGTTAGAGAAAGAGAAAACATTGAAAAAGCAGCAGATTTACTCGCAAAAATTACGGTCAAATGTAAAGAGTTGGTTACATATGTAGGTGATAAATACCCAGACAAAGAAAATGTGAAAAGATTACAACAAAATTTCAACCCAAAGAAGATAATGGAAACACTACCTACAAGTAGTTATACCGCATATAGTGAGAATAAAGGTGAAAAAGTCGCATTTTGTTTAAATAAAGACAAAGAAGATAACGACCATTTAATTGACGAAAGTACATTAACATTCGTAGCCATTCATGAGTTATCACATGTAATGACAAAATCAATAGGGCATAAAAGCGAGTTTTGGAGTAACTTTAAATTCTTATTAGAATGCGCTAAGGAATCAGGTATACATAACCCGGTTGATTATAAAAAGGAACCGCAACAATATTGTGGAATGAAAATACATGATAATCCATATTACGATGCTTAATCTTTTTCCTTTTGTTTTCTATTCATATATGCTCGCTTACGATATTCCTTTAATTTATCTGGATTCTCTTCTTTCAATTTATCTATATATAGCTTTGCGTTCTGTTTAACTTTATCTTTATTGTTTTCATAGTACTTTTTATGTCTCTCATTGTTTGTATATTTTGAAAGACGAGTTTTTAATGTACTTACCTGTTGTCGTAGTGCGTTAATTTCATCATTTAATTCCTGAGTTGTAGGTGTATCCATTATGATATATATTATGATTCTTTTTATACTTCTTTTTACACCTTTGAATATTTTATTGAACTATATAGTTATTTCAATAAAAATCTAAAATTTATGCTGCCAACTTAAGACCACCGACCAAGTTAGCACCAATACCGAAGCCAGCACCACCGCGGGCAGAAGAACCCATAGCAGGGATGAACACATCAAGGATGCTAAATGTAGCAGCAGCGGTTAAGGCAATAATAATAATCTCCTCAACATTCAGTTGTTTCTTTGGGATAGCGAATGCGGCAAGAGCAACAACTAAACCTTCAATCAAGTACTTTACAGCACGTTTAACTAACTCGTTTAAATCAAACATTATGTTTATATTATACCCTAACAAAAAAATATAATAATTTAATAATAATACTTGAAATCACTTAAATAATCAACACTATATTCTGTATATTCCTAAAATGTCTGGATACGAAAAGAAAATGAATGCGGATGGTTCAATGAACGCCAAATATGTTGATTTGTGCGACGAAGACCAAGCTATTGCCGGACAAAAGTTCGCATGTATGTCATTTGTATCTCCCGAAAAAATTTTGCAAAAACGTGAAGTATATCTATTCAATCAATTTATCAAAAACTGGGAATTTTCTAAATCTATGGAAAGATACTTTGAGTTCATCCATTTTATCTCATATAAACACAACATTAATGTTGAGACACTAATCGGGGATTTTAATGATTTTGTTAAAGAAGAATCCGACAAATTAAAGAAAAGTGGAATTGAAGATGATTACAAGAACTTTTTGGATAAACAGGAGGATAAGCTAAATGAACAATTCAACCGCGAACATGCTTTCCAAACATCTGTTCGTGGTCTTAAAATACGTGGAGTATTTGCGAATCAAGAGGAAGCTGAGGGAAAATGTAAAAAACTCCGTGAAAGTGACCCTAATCATGATATTTATGTTGGACCGGTTGGTGTATGGATTCCTTGGGACCCAGACGCGTACAAAACCGGACGGGTAGAGCATATGGAAGATGAACTAAACGCACTACACTCAGAGAAAATGAAGAATGAAGAACTCGCTAAAAAGGAATTTGAGGAACGTGTTCGTGAGACAAAAAAGAAGGCTATAATGGAGAATATAGAAAATGCTAAATCAAGTGGGAATGTACTTACGCAGACAATTGACGAAGAGGGCAATCTAAATGGTGTTCCTGAAAATGTTGATTTTGAATCACGCGAGGTAAATACAGCTGAATCTGCTAAGTTGGCAGACGAACTTGCTATTACGGATGATAGTAAAAAGGAAGATTAGACCTGACAATCGATTTTCAACATAATACAGTTAGTTATATATTATGTTGAAAAGATATAAAAATTTTATTTTCTATTCTATAGATAACATGAAAACATTTACCTATATAGCTCATAAATTATTTATACATGATGTAAAGTACGAACATGATATTAGTATCGATACGTATAAAACGATTGGTACTCATTTGGACGATTCAATTCGTACTCGGTTGGACGATTCGATTCGTCGCATTTCCTATATGAAACACATTTTTGATGTTAATAATCAAACGTACTTACATGCTAATCTGATTAAATGTTTATTTGTATTGTCTAATGAACCGAAATTCAAAGAACTAAACAAAAATATTACGGATACATTTTTAATTTCACCAGAAAATCAGAACTTATTTTTAGATTTTTTTTGTAATATTCAAAAAACATATTGGGCGTTTGCTAACTTTGCGAAAGTTATTAGACAAAGATACTCAAAGAATAAGGTCGACCATGATTTATTGTTAGCACCCATATCAATAACCCAAAGAAATGTAATCCAGTTATATGATAATAATTGTACGTATTTATTTACATTACAAGACCTTTCACATATAATAATCGCAGCGGTTTGTAATTCTCCTATGTTTCATTCAGAACCACTTAATCCAAAAAACCCATACAGCGGGGTTGTCTTTTCAACAAGTAACTTATACAATATTTATTTTTATATGAAAGAACGATTCTCAATTGTTCCAGATATAGTACAAAAATTATTTCTATCTGAATTCAATCTCGATGTGTTTGGCGATAATTACAAACTTATTATAAGAGATACATATCTCAATCAATTTGTTGATAATGAAGATGAAGACGAGATTGTAGATAACATATATGATATGATTAATGAATTTTATCCGCACATTAACATAGATGAAGATTTTCCAAATGATATTCTAATCAACACGTTTAAGATAGCTGTCTCAAACTATATTCATTATAAATATAATTTTGATCTTAGTAAACAAGCACCTAATTATAAACGTATGTCAACAGAAATTAATAATATTCTTAAAAAATGTCCTGGAATTGGTAGAAAAATTGTTGTAATTAAGAATAGAAAGAGATATACATCATTTATTACTCCCGATGGTAGAACTGAACCAGAACTATATATGAAACTTGATACAACATCTACAATTATAGACGACGACACCACTGATAGCGAACCAATTACGGACATCAGTAATAATTTACTACTTGATTTCAATGAAGAATTCGCAAACCGATTAAACGAGCTTATTCGTCAAACCGATGTTTCAGTGGATAATTTTTGTGATACCGAGAATTACGATTCGGATGACGAGATTGAATTTAATGAAGACATGTATGACCCATAATCATTACGCATAATATATTTACAACTTTCATAAATATATTATTTTACCACTTACTCTTTTTTACATTTATAGCGGGTCCTTTACTTTTCTTTGCTTTACTTGGGTCGTATGCGTCATCTTCATCATCCGACCCTAATTTCTTTGACATTTCCCAAAATTCATTTGCTCCTAATCTAAATGGAGGGTGGTTTTCAGCTTTATACCAGAAGATTTGGTCGTTTAATTTATTGGATTTGGCGTTATTATTAATAACCAAACATTCATAATTTTCAGTTGTTTGGTCCATTACACTACAAAATGATTCTAATGTGGGAAACATACTCGCATAATTTTCCCAAATTCTCTTACGATTTGTTAAATATGGCTCACGTAATATAAATACATAATCGATATTTGTTCTTAAGTTCGGAGGAATACCTAATGGATACTGCATTGTAATTATCAACATTACCTTCCAATGACGACCGTTCATAAATAATAATCTCATCATTTTATCACGCGTCCATGATTGATCGTACAAACAATCATCTAAAATTGTAAAACATCTTGGATCTATCTTTGATTTTTTATGCTGTTCTATTTCTTTATTCATTTGTTTTAACACCGTCTTTTGTCGTCTTAAAATATTTTCAATAAGGACCGTGTTATATTCTTCATGGATGAATAGCTTAGGAACATGAGCCGCATAGAATCCATTTCCGGCTTCAGTTCCAGACATTACCGTTCCTACTGGAATATCTTGATGATAAAATAACAAATCTCTTACTAAAAATGATTTTCCTGTATCACGCCTTCCTATCATAACAATCACTGGACCTTTATTTTCATCGGGTTTGAATGTGATTTCACGCATATTAAATTTTTTTAATTCCAAACTCATTGTCTTTACAATACTTTAATATTATATTATTCTAAAGTAATTCAAACGAGATTGTGGTTATAGTTGTAGTTTACAAATTGAATTGGTTTGTATTTAAGCATAAAAATGTATTAAATACTTATAGTAAATCTTGTATATGAATATAAAAACTGTGATTGATAATAAATTTTCAGTTGGTTACTACAAAAGTAATCAGATTGATATAGCTTCTTTAGAGAAAAACTATACTCCTTCTACTGATGACGTACAAATTGGATATAACCCATTTTGTATTGATAAGCCACAAAAATATAATCCTATTTACGATGAATTATTTACTCTTTCTAAGAAAAATTATAATATGATTCAGTTAAATCATCATAAACATTTTGTAAATACTCATTCAGTGATTGATATGTCTGGCATAGAGTATCAAAAAGATATTTTCTTTAAATTTTCTCCATTGTTAGACCCACTACGTTATATGATAGGGAAATATGAAGACAATACTGAATTCTTGCATAATTTACCGGTTTCGGTGTCTGTTTCAGATGATATTTCTCAAAATGTAATTTCTAAAATTAGTTCACAACATAATTGTGCTTATGTTGATACATTTTTCTATTATTTGAGTAGTATGACTTTACAAAATCATAATATAGTAAATTGTTTGGATTTCTATGGTTCTTTTCTGGGAATTCAGAATAAATATAAATATGATGTGTCAGATGATATTGATTATTTAACCGAATCGACATTTTTTAATAATAATATTAATCGCCTTTTTACACTTCAACATGTAAATATAGACCAACATCAACACGAGGATTCCAGAAAACAACGACCTAAGTTATGTATATCGAAATCAAATCATAATATTTCCGCTATTTCTATTATCGATTCTTTCACTGAACTTGATGATATTACAACTGAATCTCTCGATGATTGTATTATATATGAGAACAAACTAAATGTAGATAACACTACTAATCCCGATTCCAAAGAAGAACAATCCAGTGACGATAATAGTTCTATATCAGATACCAGTGATTCTGATAACAATGATTCTGATGATGATTCGGGAAGTGATTGGGAAACCAATACTGATACATCGAATGATGATAGTCTACCCGATATGCAAGACGAACAATACGCATATATTAATAACTACCCCGTTCAAATGATATGCCTTGAAAAATGTGATGGTACATTTGACGACCTCTTTACATCTGGAAATGTTACCTTGGAAAATACAGCAAGTGCTCTATTTCAAGTTGTCATGACTCTTATTATATATCAACGCCTATTTTCATTTACACATAATGACCTTCATACTAATAATATTATGTATATTAAGACAGACATACCATTCTTGTTTTATAAATTCGAGAACATCGTATATAAAGTACCTACTTATGGCAAAATATACAAAATAATTGATTTCGGAAGAAGCATATATCGGTTTAATGGTACTACATATTGTTCTGATAGTTTCGGTCCAGGTGGCGATGCGGATACACAATATAATTGTGAGCCATTTTTCAATAACAAAAAACCCAGACTGGAACCTAATATGAGTTTTGACTTATGTCGTCTGGGGTGTTCTATTTATGATTTTATCATTCCAGAACATCTCGACTATGATGATTATGATGATTTACAAAAAACTATATATCGATGGTGTTTAGATGACAACAACAAGAATATACTATATAAGAAAAATGGAGACGAACGATATCCCGATTTTAAATTATATAAAATGATTGCTCGAACAGTCCATAAACACACACCCCAAGAACAACTACAGTTTTCTTTCTTTAATCAATTTATCATTAATAGTGACGAAGTAGGAGAACATGTAATGGATGTAAATCGTCTACCAAAATATTTCTAAGTATTCAAAACATAGATTTCGTAATATATGTTTTGTATGTATAGTGTAAATGACTATATATTGTATCAAACAAATGACTCCATCAGTCTACACATTATTTGGTCCAACCTTTCCAACTATTAAATGTAATAACCCTAATAAAAAATCGGTTAGATTTTCCAAAAATAATGAAGTGTTTCCTATACCACCAAAAACACATACGATGAAACGATAATTATAGATATTTTTCTGTGAATTCCAATGGAGTCATTATCGGAATTCCTAATTCGTTTGCTTTTTTTGTTTTGGATGATATATCATCATGGCTTTTTGTAATTAGAACAAACGTATTTTTTGTAATGTTGTTCTCTAACTTTCCACCATATTTAGATAACGCAGCTATTATGTCCGCATCTCGTACCTTTGTCATTACTATGTTTTTTCCATGTAAAATATGGTCTACTTTCACAGGAGATTTTTTATTTTCGTCTGTTTGTTTGGGTCGTTCTTGACATAATTTATATAGTAGGTTCGCATCTACTAAAAACGTCTTCATTTTTTTCATATTTTCTACTATACTTGTAGCATTTTCTTCCCCAATACCGTTAACCGATAGTAGCATTATTTTTAATTCCTCATTTGAAATTAACAGTGTAAATAGGTTTGGATATCGTTCAAATATTGGTTCCAATCTTTTCTTTCCAATACCTCGTCCAAGAAGATTTGATGCTGCTACTATTTCTACTAATGTGGATTCCTTCAATCGGTCTTGTATTCCATTATATATTTTATTTATCATTTTTGTCTGGAATCCCTCGATTCCTTCATAATCTTCTTTTCTCATATGAATTATTTTTATAATCGAATCATACCCCGCATTCATTAACCTTTTTACATTTCCACTTGATAATCCCTCTACACTTATACCTACGAAGAAACTTGTTATATTTTTTTCCTTTACAGTTACGTCATCCTCTATATTGTCTAATATTATATCTACTTTTGTTTCATTCCAATGATAAGGAACATCAGGCATTTTTGCGGTTTCAGCTTCTGTGGTTACTGATTTTATATATGGAATTACATCACCACTTCGAATGAGTTGAATTACCGCACCAATACCGATTTTATTACTTTCTATGAATTTTCCATTAAACCCAGTAGCATACTCTATTTTTACACCACCTATATGAATTGGTTCAATCCGAACGCGAGGTTTCAAATATCCACTCTTACTTGCGTTCCATATTACATCCACCACTTTTGCCTCGGCTACTTGGTCTGATATTACCATTTTAAACGCAAATGAATGTTCTGGATTTTTTTCGGTACGAGCATATTTTTTATTATTTGATACAATTACACCATCTATTTCATACTCATAATTACTTCTCCAATCAATTAATAATTGTGATAATAATTCATTGGTTAACGATGACATCTGTAAATTTCTAACAGTATTAAATCCGTATTTTTCTAATAATTTCATTTGGTCGCTGGGGCATAATACCGGTTTTATCACTTCATATGCTACAAAATCCATATCGTTTACCTTGTTATCCAACGTTTTACTATTTATTATACCTGCTACCAAATTCCGTGAATTCGCAAATTTGGATTTGTATTTTTCTTCGAATTTTGCCTTTGATATTATAAATTCACCCCGAACTACAATATCCTTTAATTTTGGTAAATTCAAAACGGAAAGTAAATGTGTTACATCTTGTCCTATAGTTCCATCTCCGCGAGTATATAATTTTTGTGTATTGTTCTCAGTTGTATACATTCCACTAACTCCATCTAATTTACATGATAATACGTAATTATCGGTGTATTTTTTCATCCATTTATTCAAAGCATCCGTATCTGGTTTTATTTTATCCATTGAAGGCATGTTATAGGGCAAGGTCACTTTGTTTTTGGTGATTGGAGCACCAATATTCTGTAAAACCGGGTTGTTTGGGAACTTCTTCTCGAAATATTCCTTTACAATATCAAATTCATTATCGGTCATTAACGGATTGTTGTTATAATATGCCTCATTTGCCTTCTGTATTATTGTAACGTACCTTTGTTCTTGTATATTTTCAAGAGCATTTATCCCCTCCTTTTTAAACGTGTTTATTGATTGAATCGCACTCATTTTATAGTATGTCTATATTTTTATAAACTATAAGTAATCAATTTTTACTTATAGTGTGTACTTAGAACCCAGGCTCACCGGTGAATACTTCTGTCGCAGATGGCTTTAACGTCTTACTTTCTGTTAAGATATCGAAAAACTCACTCATCTTACCATTAGTGAGAAAAAATACTACTACTGACAGGATACTTGATACCAATACAAAAAGGGATTCACGGATAACCGTCTTGATTGGTTTCCATTCCTTGCTGATATATTTCATATCAATTAATTTGGATACAAAAAAGACACCGGTTATAAATAACGATAGTATAAATGCTTTTTCCATTACTAATATAATTTTTTGTTATTTTTTTATTTGTAAACAGACGAATCCGCCTAAATTATACTAATTCTTCTATACCATCTAAAATAATACTGTCATCGTTATTATGCCCTGGATGAGTAGAACCAAGTTCGTCAAAGTCTCTTAAATCTACCTGCTCGGCTGAAATTTGGATACGTTCATCATCAGACTCCTCGTCTAATTGTCTTTGAAAAGCGCGTTCCGTACTGATTTCTTCCAATCGCTCGATTGACTTGGGAGCTTCTATTGTTTTTACATTATCAGACTCATCTAATATGGCATCCATGTCATTAAAAGATAACTTTGTTACAACTGCCTCGTTGTCTACATTTTGAATCGCGGGTACAACGTCTGGTACAACTTCATCAATATCATTTATTGAGTCGGGTTGAGATGTAGGAACTATAATCTCTTCTGCTTCTTTTTCTTCTTCTTCATTTATATCTTCAATAATTACCTCTTCCTCTTGTTCTACACTTTCATCCATATAAGCACGAATAATAGCTTCCGTTGGGATGCTTTCGCGAATAGAAATTAAAATACACTCTTGAATGATACTTTCCAGTTCACGATTGTTCTTTTGTAATTGTAGTGGGCTTATGTTCTTGTCAAACAAATACACATTTGAATATACCTTTCGTGCTACATTGATATATACCTTATGAATGAAGCTATCCAACTTGGGGATTGATATATCTATCTTCTTTTGCTTATTTCCAACACGAATACACGTAAGGACTTTTAGTTGAATAATATGGACGCAAGTAATCAAATCTTCTAAATAATTACAACCACTACGTTCAATTATACGTTTTCGTTCATCTTCTATTATTTCATTATTCCATTTGGGAATTCTGGATAATAAATTTTGAAATGTCATTAAATATTTGTTTGGTTCATCATTATCAATACACAATTTCCATGATTCATTAAACAATGATTTTACACCCCCTAAAATTAAGGGGGTAAAAATACTAACCAAACGACTACACCATTCATTACGAGATTCTTGTAAGTTGGATAAAACAAAATCGTCCATCTAATTATATTGTTAACACACTTTTTAAGGTGGGGTTTAAACGTAAATACAAATAATCTAATAAATATAACAGCAATAGTTTCTCGTTTCTAAATTCGGATTTTATGGTATTAAAACATATAGTTATTTCGTTTTTTTTGACATCCGATATTCTATCGGTATGTTTCGCCCAATCTATAAAGTCATAGCAAGACAACCCTTCTTGATAAAATTTCTCAGCGAAATCCATTATTTCCATATGATTATCCATATTCGTATCCTTTATTTGTGTGTCTAACCATTCTGTCTTATGTTCTACATGGGTTATATGTTCGTTTATAAAATGTTGGTGTAAATTTACAATTTTATCATCTTTTATATATTCAGGAACATACAATTCACAAAAACGGGATAAAATTGGATTCAATAGTTTGTGTTTGTTCTCTACAATGATGAAAAAACGGGTAGTATGACTAAATAATTCTATACATCGTCTTAGTGCCGATTGAGCGTCTATCGTTAAAAAATCGGCATTAATCAATACGATTGTTTTAAAAGATGCCCCTGAATCTGACCTTATGTTTGTCTTCGCAAAAAACTTTAATTCCTCACGTATAAATTTTATACCCTTACCATGAGCGCAATTTACAATCATTACGTTCTGTTTTATCTTATGTCTATCATTATTGTATATCTTTTGTATAAATTCATCTACTATATAACGCTTACCCGACCCGGATTCACCATGAAATATTAAATGGGGAATTTTATTTGTTTTATAGAAATAATCCAGTTTATTGTAGATATTCTTACGATTGTTCTCGATATTATTATTTAAATCTGTCATTGAATTCAATTGTATACATGTTTATATATCAGTTTCGTTGTTATTCTTTTTTCACAATATTCAACTGTTTTGTAAACACATATCTTTCCTGATGCATTGTTCTCCTACCTAAATTGCATCCCAGACAGGCTATCATTAGATTTCCTTTGTTATGACCTATACTATTATCTATTCGCTCAAGCGTCCATTGCTTCGGATCTCGCACATATTCATAGAGAACATTGACGGGTTCTCTACAATAATAGCATATATTGCCCGATTCTTGTAATAATTCTATAATGTTCTCAATTGTAGTGAAATTTTCTTCGGAATAACGGTCTTTTTGAGTGTCTTGACTACGATAACTACTTAGTTTTTGTCTAAAGCTCTCGGAAATACACTTATATTGTTTTGTGTCTTTCTCTTTTTCATCTTCTATTTGCATTATATATTGTAGTTGTTGAGAACATTGTAACTCTTCTTCCGTAAATTCCCATTTTTTATGGTTTGTTACTACTCGTTTTTGACGTTTCTTTGCCTTCTTCTCTTGTTCTCGTATATGTTTTTCTTCTTCGATTTCTTCTCTTGTTTTTTTGGGTGTTAAATCTACCGATATTGACTTCATACATAAATACCATATTTTGATTAGAATATATGAACGATGTGTGTGATGTTTATTTTGGTTCGAATAATCTATTGGATATACACTTATTGTGCGTTATATGATGGTTCTGGAACACTCTCACCATTCATTTTTGTATAAAATTGAAAGGATACTTTATTCAATATGATAACTAATATTATAGTGAAGATGTCTATAAATATTGACGATAATCAACCGGATGCTTTAATAACAATATATGATAATACTGACGGTAGGTATTGTTCTATTTGTTATGAACTAAAAACAAACGAGCAAAATAATATATTTGAAATTATATTGCCGTGTGGCCATTCGTTTTGCAATATTTGCATAAATAATTGGCGTAATACTATGGCTAATAATTCGCGGAGTGGCGTTCTTATTATAACCTGTCCTATGTGTCGTGCACCAGATACAACATTGTTAAATCCAAACGAAATCAGAAGACAATATGGTGGAGATGATAATTTACCGCCACGGATTAGAACACTTCTTGTATCACAAGAAGAATATTTCGAACGTGAAAGGCGTGACAAAAAGTTTATGAAATTTATACAAATTAGTTACTTTACTCTTGGAAATGTGTGTTTATATAAATGTATTACAGCAGACGATTGTGCTGATGCCGATGCCGATGCTGATGCTGATGCCGATGCCGATGCCGATGCCGATGCCGATGCTGATGCCGATGCCGATGCCGATGCCGATGCCGATGCTGATGCCGATGCCGATGCCGATGCCGATGCTGATATGGATGATGTAATTGATGTCGATTATATGACAGACGTTGTAGCCCATTCCCATGAGATTGATCTCCCCAATGAGATTGATCACCACCCCAGTTTGGATTACGTAGAACATATAACCTCATTTGTAGGTCATATGATAGATAATATTATTCATTGCTAGGTGATAATATAACTCGTAAAAAATTGATATTAAAATATATAAACTAATAGTGCAATAAAATATTTAAATATGCCGTCGAATACCGTGAGGAATCATCTAAATAATATGAACGTTCAATTAGATAATGTGAATGTTCGATTAGATAATGTGAACGTTCGAGTAGATAATTCAGACGAATTAGGAGGTTATATGTCGCGATTATTGATTCTTATTATGAATGAACCGGACATAAAAAAGAAACTGGAGGAGAATGTTGAATTTAAAGAAATCGCAGAATCTTTTAAGAAGAAATGTTCGGTAACGGTCAACGACGGTAACACCGCGCCGAATATAAACAACACAGACGCTGCCGAACCTGTACCGAATATAAACAACACGGACGCTGCCGAACCTGTATCGAATATAGATATAATTATAGATACAATTATTAAGAAAATTAAATCTCTCACCACACGCGAAGGAGTTATAAATATAACGGTAAGTATATTATTTATGATTATATTAAACAAAATTATAAACATATTATGGAAGGGTGTATGTGTAGCGGCAAGTTGTGGTGGTATTGCAATATGCGCAATAGTTTGTGTATATCCTATAACTACGGGAATTGTAATTGGAACTGCTGCGGTGGTTATGTTAACCTCATGGTTAATCTATTCTTCTTCTTCCTCCGATTCAAACAAATAAGTGGTTCGCAATAACAGTATAACCAATATTTATAGTGTTTTTTAATTATAAAATTGAATATTTATTATTCAATATGATGTATGTTAACAAGAAGTGAATATGTCTAATAGTAACATTCGTCAAGAATATAATCAATTGATTTTAGATTTCCCTGATGAAAATTGGAACTGGTGGAATTTGAGTCGCAGTCCGTGGATATCAATTGATGTTATTACTACGCATTCCAATAAGGACTGGGATTGGTATTGTGTGAGTTGTAATCCGTGTATTATGTGGGATAATATTATAGACAATCCTCATATAAAGTGGAATTGGAAGGGAATCAGCAGTAATCCCAATATTACAGTCGATATTATTCGTAATAATATCGACTGTAAATGGGAATGGGATAGAATATGTATATCAGATTTTGATGTTTACCAATCATTCGCAGACATCATTCCAAAAGACGAACAAAATGTTTGCATATACAACTGTTGGGAAAATATATATAAAAATCCAGACAGCACGTGGGAACAAATATATCACGGACTACAAGAATATTCCTATATGGCAGAAATGTATAATATTTCAATGCATCCATGTGTTACACCAGACATAGTTGCTACCAATAATGATATCGATTGGGATAATACTGGTTTATGTTTGAACCCAAATTTTGAATGGGGTTTTATCGAAAAACAACTAAAAGATGACCCTGAAATAGAATTGTGGCGTATTTTATATATTATATCAAGTCAACCGAGTATTACTTGGGAAATTATAAAAAAAAACCCTGATTTACCGTGGTGTTTGGCGGGAGTAAATAGAAACCCTAATATCAGTATCAAACATGTGTTAGCTAACCTCGATTGGCAGTGGGATTGGGATACAATTTATTGTATTTCAGACATTGCAGTAGAAGACGTAGTAAAATTACCAATAGATAACACATTGCGCGACCAAATTCGTATTGATGTAATGGAGCATAATGTAAATAATACAACATGGTCCCAAATTAAAACGCATTATTTGGAAAAAGGTCATACAAAAATGTCCGCATTTGGACAACATACTTGTATAACTTGGGATATTATACAAAGTTATACAACCCTGGATTGGGATATGGAAACAATTTCTCAAAACCCAAATATTACATGGGATATTGTAAAAAATAATCCTAACATGAAGTGGAGTCAGTATGATCTAATAAAAAATCCATCTATTAAAATGAGTCCCAGACTAATCCGAGAAAATCCTGATATTTGGAACAACTTTATACACTTTAGTATCCCTTCTCTGTTTACAGTTGAATAATGTTATCTTACCTATACATATATATATTGTTTTTTTCACGTAAGGTACATAATCGCACTGACTATATCCATATCATTATCTTTGAAAGCATTGATAGCCTCCTCCTTAGTACATCCTGCTTGTTGCGTAATCAACTCAATATCTCGAACATGTATCTCTAATTGTTCATTGGGTGGAGCATCCGATTCTGTTATAGCTCGTTCGCGTGTATCCCCATTATTCGGGAGTTCATCAATACGCTCAATAATACCGATACTTTCCATCCAATTTTGATATTCGTTATAATGCGTCCAATCATTTAATTCTGCTGCTTGTTCCCTACTGTAAATATTTCCAGTAGGTATTCTTCCTCGTCCTCCTCTTCCTCCTCTTCCTCCTCTTCCTCTCGTGTAACGAGAAGAGAAAGGATTTTCGTGTACTGTGGAATGGTAATTGGTTAGTATCCGTTGAGATTCTTCTTCAGAANTTTGAGGAAATGTGGGGTTACTATTCATATTATTAATGACGACATCATCTAAAATACGAGGTGATATATTAACCTCATCTGCTGACCCCGCATCATTCGAGAGTTCATAAATACGCTCCATAACACCGTTAGTTTCCATCCAATCTTGAAAATTGTTATATGGCGTCATATCGTCTGTTTGATACCGAATTAAAGCATGTCTATGTCCTAGACCCTCACGACAAAACGGGCACATATTATTGCTTTTTTTAATTTTATCCAAACATTCTTTACATGTTTTATGTTCGTTTTTACAACCTGTATTTACAAAATCCTTTTTATTTTTATTTTCCATACAAATAGCACAATTTTGCAAACCAAAATCATCTTTACATACAGGACATTCTGTTTTATCATCAATACACTCCGAACATAATTTATGTTTCGATTTACAATCACAAATAGTAATCATAGCAGTTTTTTTACAATGATTACATTTTTTATAATTTTTACGAATACGACGTATTTGAGCAATTATATAATCCAATTTTAAACCAAGCGTTTCGCACATGGTATGAACCAATTCACGTTCTAAAGAAACTGACTGATTATGACGTCTTACATCATTCCGCCTTTTGATAACATTTAACGTGATATTATGAAGTTTCTTTTTTTCTTGGACTAAATTTTGCTTTTTTAGTTGTTCTTCTTTTGATTCTAGTTCATCTAATTCTTTTGTTAAATCAGCAAATTGTTTGTCCCATTCTTCAATTTGTGGAGTAAGAGCGTTTTTAACATGTTCCATACAATATTGGAAATATTTAATTAATTTTGTTTTGGTTTTTATAAGTTTATTTTTATTGTAGACCGTAGGAATATCGTTGAAATCATATTCGTAATATAATTTTTGAATTCGATTAACTGGATCGTAAGGAAAATTAGTTTTTTCCATTGTGTATATATTTGTAATGTACTATATTCTCAACCAAATTCAATTTTGTATTGTAAAAAGAATCAGTATTATCTATCCATCTTCATATCCGCATCGCGACGACGCTCTTTGCTGCGATTTTTTTCCACACGCCACCTTGTTCTGTCGTTGAAATTTTCCCAATCTGAAGGAATGTTTTTGTAATAATCTTCATATAGTTGTGTGTTTAGATCTATAATTTCTTCTTCCGTCATATGACTGGTGTCCGTATTTGAATTTTGTCGACTATCCAGATAAAAATTGGTATCGTTTGTCTTGAACTTAATGCCAAACTCCTGATTGACATATTCTTTATATTTCTCTCGTCCACCCCAATTCCAATATTTATCCCGTGTGTGTTGGTCTGCCTTACCAGGCTTATTGAAATTTTGCGATTTTGTCAAATGATTGGAGCGTTTTACATCCTTAAAACCATGATTTCCGCCCATATAATATATACATTACACCCGATATTATTTTAAGTGATTTTACACGAAAAAATAAGATTATAATCGATAATTATTAATATGATTTTAAATTAAATAGTTTTACGCTAAAAAAGTAGAAAAAAGAAATGGCTACGATTTGGAAAAATGGACATTTTATAAATGTCCTTTTTTGATATGTCCGAGATAGTTTTGTTTTAATATGTTTCTAAAATTGCGTTTGTGATGATATTGCAGTATTTTTGAATTTATGGTGAAAATTTTATTTGCATAATTTTTAAGTATATTAGTGAAAGTAATGATATAAAGCATTATTGTGTGTTCACCATATATAGATTATTTAGAACAAATAAAATGCCAAAAAAAGCATGTAAATATTATTGTGAAGTATGTGACTTTGTTAGCAGCAAGAAAAGTAATTACGATACACACTTGACGACAGCAAAACATATAAATAGAATAAATAGAACTGATAAGAAGCCCGACATATTTGAGTGCTCTTGTGGTAAGGTATATAAAGCCCGAAATAGTTTATGGTATCACAAACAGAAATGTACGAGTGAAAATATAACCGAACCCGACCAAACCCAAGTAGTCCAAGTCCCAACCCCAGTAGATTCATCCTTGGTAATAGAGTTACTGAAACAAAACCAAGAATTCAAGGAGATGATGGTAGAACAACATAAGAGAATGATAGATCAACAACAGAAAATGACAGACCAACAAGATACAATTATAGAACTGTCAAAGAACACAGGAAATACGACAAACAACAATACAATCAACAATACAACAAACAACAAGTTCAACCTGAATGTATTTTTGAATGAGACATGTAAAGACGCCATCAATCTGAATGATTTCATTCAGTCAATCGTATTGTCTGTAAATGATTTTATCAATACAGGAGAAGTAGGGTATGTAAGAGGGATATCCGATATCATGTTAGAGCGTATCCGCGAGATGCATCCCCATGTAAGACCAATACACTGTACGGATTTGAAACGTGAAACGGTCTATGTAAAAGATTCAGATGTATGGGCGAAAGAAGATGAAACTAAAAAGCATTTAAGTAAAGCAGTTCGTATAGTAGCCAATAAGAACAAAGCCCAAGTGCATCCATGGATAGCCGAAAATCCAAAGTACGATATATTAGATACGCCAGAATGCGATAAATTCTTTGAATATTCGAAGGCATCATTAGGGGGGTATGGTAAGGAAGAGGATGAAAAGTTTGAAAAAAAGATAATCAGCAATATATTGAAAGAAACGGTTATTGATAAAAATCTATTAGAGTAATACGTAAAAACTGTATAGAAAGAATATGTTATATTATTACAGATTACACAAATGAGCGAGAGTGATTTAGAACTATACTTTACCAGCAGCAATAGCGAAGAAACCGATACCACATTCACCTTATCTACTAATAATTCGCTATATGAATCTGATATAGATGAAATTTCTATATCTTCATCTATATCTTGTAAAACAGAAGAAACCATGTTATTGTTTGATTCATTTGAAGAACACGAAATAGACGATATTATCGAAGATATATACGAACAATTGGAAGACTGTTATACTGATAACATACTTAAAATATCATCACCCAAATTCTACAAAGACATGGTCGACAGTATTAGCACTAATTTGTCGATTGAATGGGTAAATGTAGATATATGCGACGACAATGATTTCCAACAAATAGTTAATTTTGTAGAAGACCAACATGAATCATATTTAGCGTACAATAGTCATATTGTACCCCGTTCTATCTCAAATACATCTGATTTTATAGACAAAAACAAATATTCAAAAAAAGAACTAACAACCATAATTGAATATATCAAAAATCAACCCCAACCCGCTCAACGTACTCCGGAATGGTATGAATTCCGAAATAGTCTATTGTCAGCAAGTAATTTATGGAAAGCATTAGGCAGTCAAGCCCAAATGAATAGTTTGATATATGAAAAATGCAAGGCTTACGCTAATCCAGTAGAACATGTTTCATATGGTACATCCAACGCAATGCACTGGGGTGTTAAATATGAACCTGTTACAATAATGATTTACGAGGATTTATACAAGACAAAAGTAGGTGAATTTGGATGTATACGTCATTCAAAATATCATTATGTAGGTGCTTCTCCAGACGGTATTAATATATTACCATCCAGTGAAAAGTATGGAACTATGTTAGAAATCAAAAATATTGTAAATCGTGAAATTACTGGAATACCCAAAGAAGAATACTGGATACAAACCCAAATACAAATGGAAACATGCGACTTAGACAAATGTGATTTTGTAGAAACACGTATAAAAGAATACGATAATGAAGAGGATTTTTATAAGAATTCAACAAACACGAATTATAGAGGAATTGTATTACATTTTATAAACAATGATTTTAGTGAAAACGACAGTCCGACATATATTTATATGCCTTTGGATATACCATTAAATCCAGAATCAATTGACGAATGGATAATAAAAGAGAAAGAAAAGGTAGACAATATGATACTCTTTAATAAACTATATTGGTATTTAGATGAGATTTCTTGTGTTTTGATACAACGAAATAGAGCATGGTTTTCTAAAGCAATTCATCATATAAAAGACGTATGGGATACTATTGAAAAAGAAAAAGTAGAAGGATACGAACATCGTTCGCCAAAACGCAGAATACCAAAGATGAGTGTAACTATAGATGATATTTCGGGTAGCCATACAATAACAAATATTCCATCAACGAATAAAATTTGTTTAATAAAACTGGATTCCAAATAATAGTTAGAAACGATATAGACATTTGTATATGAATAATATATACAAATGTCGTCTATACAAGATTTCGATGATGAAATGTATGTTACAAAGCGTTCAGGTAAGACCGAAATCGTATCATTTGATAAAATTTTAAAGCGTATTAAGACAATCGGACAAGAAACTTATGATATACAAATACCCACACTTCAACATAGTTTGAAAATTAATTATACTTCCTTAGCAATGAAGGTAATCGACCAATTGTATAATAATATTTCTACAGCTAAGATTGACGAATTATCCGCCGAACAATGTGCGAGTATGGCGTCTATTCATCCTGATTATGGTACATTAGCCACAAGACTTATTATTGCTAACCATTCAAAAAATACGTCGTCAATGTTTGTTGATACAATGAGTAAATTATATATGAATAAAGATAAACATGGGAAACATTCACCATTAATTACTGATGATATGATGATTACAGCAAGAACATACGAGGATGAATTAAATACATTATGCTACTATACGCGAGATTTTCTAATTGATTATTTTGGATTCAAGACGCTTGAACGCGCTTACTTGATGAAAGTAAATGGGGTAATTGTAGAACGTCCACAACATATGTGGCTGCGTGTTGCTATGGGTATTCATGGCGATGATATAGAGAAAATTAAAGAAACATATGAATTAATGTCACAAAAGTATTTCACACATGCTACTCCTACCTTATTTAATGCCGGAACCCCACATCCTCAATTATCTTCTTGTTATCTAATTGCTATGGAAGATGATAGTATTGAAGGTATTTACAATACATTGAAAGATTGTGCTTTGATTTCAAAATGGGCTGGTGGTATTGGACTCCATATTCATAATGTGCGTGCTTCTGGTAGTGATATTCGTGGAACAAATGGTTCTTCTAATGGAATTGTTCCGATGTTACGTGTATTTAACCACACCGCAAAATACGTGGATCAATGCGTCCATCCAGAAACTATTATTTATACAACTGATGGACCTAAGGAAATTCAACATTGTGAATCCGGCGTTACACAAATCTATAATGCTCTTGGAGAAACGGAAGTCATACAAGACGTATTGGAACACGTATATAATGATGAAATGTTAGAAATTAAAACTACACACTCAATCTTTCCATTGCGTATTACTCCAGAACATCCGGTATATGCTCTACGTAATCAGGTAAAAGGATTAAACTATACTGTTATCAGAAACCGATTAGAAAAAAAACATGCTACATTTGAATGGGTAGAAGCAAAGGAGTTGGACGAAAATGACATGATTGTATATTCAATTCCCAAATACGAACAAGATGTCAGTAATATAACAGAAGATGATTGTAGAACGTATGGTATAATTTTGGGAGATGGATGCGTTAATGGGTCGAATGATACGGCTGGCTATGTATCAATGCATACTGAAAACAAATCAGATACACTTGCTTATTTAGAAGACTATTTCCAAAAACGAAGTATCCAAACATTTACTACTGTAGATGGGAACATTACACGTCTACGTTGGAATAGACAGCTTGAATTGCCTTTTAGATATAATGATTTTTATAACGAAACCAAACAAAAACGTATATTGGCAAAATGGTTGAATCTACCAGTTGATAAATTAAAGTATATTCTGAAAGGGATGTTGGAAACGGATGGATGTTTGTCTAATAACGAAGTTGTATTTGATAGTACATCATTGAACTTGATTGAAAGTGCTCGTATAATTTGTCTTAAAATGGGAATACTAACAAGCGGAAGTGTTCGTGATAGGGTAGGTGAAAAACACATGACAAGTCGCGGAGTGATTGAAAATAAGCTCATTTCATATACATTGCGTATTCCAAGAACGCAAGAATTATGCGACTTAATGGGGTTAGAATATAACGACAACCAATTTTTTAAATACATGAAATATGAGAATTATCTACTAACACGAGTAAAAGATGTCAAAACTACCCATTACGATGGCATTGTATATGATTTACAGATGAAACACGAACATAATTATACTATTCATAATGGTATCGTTCATAACGGAGGCGGAAAGCGTAATGGCAGCTTCGCAATGTATATGGAACCTTGGCATGCGGACATTGAATCATTTTTAGATTTACGTAAAAATCACGGAGATGAAGATTTAAAGGCACGTGATTTGTTTTATGCTATCTGGATGAATGACCTATTCATGGAACGTGTCAAGGACGGTGAAGATTGGACGCTAATGTGCCCCGACGAATGCCCGGGATTATCCGATGTATATGGAGATGCGTTCAACACACTATATACCTACTATGAAACATTAGGTAAAGGTAGAAAAACAATGAAGGCTCGTGATTTATGGTTCCAAATTTTAGACGCTCAAATGGAAACCGGAACTCCATATTTGTTATATAAAGATGCTGTAAATCGTAAGTGTAATCAAAAAAATCTGGGTACGATTAAATCTTCCAATTTATGTTGTGAAATTACTGAATATTCTGATGAAAATGAAACTGCCGTATGTAATCTTGCAAGTATTGCGTTACCCGCATTTATTATTACTGATGACGATGGAAATGTCAAATTTGATTATATAAAACTACATTCAGTCGCACGTACGGTTACCTATAATTTGAATAAAATCATTGATGTGAATTTTTATCCTACCAAGAAAACGGAACGTAGTAACTTCCGTCATAGACCTATTGGTATTGGCGTCCAAGGGTTGGCTGATGTGTTTATATTATTGAATTTACCATTTGCGTCAGATAAAGCGAAAGAAATAAATCTTCGAATTTTTCAAACCATTTATCACGCAGCATTGACTGAATCATGTCAGATTGCTAAAGTTGATGGAAAATACAGTACATTTGAGGGGTCTCCTGCGAGTGAAGGAATTTTACAGTTTGATATGTGGGAGGTAGACCCTAATGAAAAGGTAAAGATGTTTAATTGGGACGCACTCAAAGAACAAATTAAAATATATGGTCTACGTAATTCACTGTTAGTAGCTCCTATGCCTACCGCATCTACTTCACAGATTTTAGGATATAATGAATGTATTGAACCCATCACAAGCAATATTTATAGTCGTAGAACTATTGCGGGCGATTTCATGGTAGTAAATAAATATTTAATGAAAGATTTAATGAAGTTAGACATGTGGAATGAAAAAATTAAGAATAACATTGTTGCTAATAATGGAAGTATTCAACAAATTGATATTATTCCAGATGATATTAAGGAGAAATACAAAACTGTTTGGGAAATTCCTATGCGTAATTTGATTGATATGGCTGCTGACCGTGGTGCGTTTGTTTGTCAGAGTCAAAGTTTGAATTTATGGTTAGAAGACCCAACTTATAATAATTTAACATCAATGCATTTTTATGGTTGGAATAGAGGATTGAAAACTGGTATCTATTATTTACGAAGAAGAGCACGCCATCAAGCCCAACAATTTACTATTGAGCCTGAAAAAAACAAAGGTACGACTTTAGGTGAAAATACCGAAGATGAAATTTGTGAAATGTGTTCGGCTTAAAAGTTTAGTCAGTATTAATTAACTATATTTATTATATTGATAATATATATAATACACGATGAGTGCTATGAATATAACACATACCGAAATTCAAAACACGCCAAAATTAACCTTATTTGGAACATTAGCAAACGCATACAATAATTTGTGTGAAAACGCAAAACGTATCTCGGGCGATATAACTTGTAATGTAAAAGGAAATATTGAATCTATCAAATCTTATATTAATACTGAGATTGCGAATCCAGATGAACGTGAATATTTAAAAGCAAAAACAAACGAATATTCAAAAATGTTACAAGAAATAACAAAAGATGTTACTGATACTACTATTAAAACCGCATCTACATTAAAAAAACGAGCATATGCACCAGAAGACCCAAGAGAAGCATTACACGCACTATATGTATTAGAAGACAGAATAACGAATGTCATTAATGACACTTTAGAAGTACCTTCTATAGATACAGATACAATGGATAATTTATTAGAATTAGATACTGCGTTATATGATAATAAATTGAATAAGTTAATACAATTGATATTTAATCTTTATAATAAAAATGTGTTAGGAAACGAAGAAACTATAGATGTAACAAAAACGCAAAAGTTATTATTCATAGGATATTTGTTTTGTGAGCCTTTGCCCCAAGATATTACCGGGAAAAATGTAGAAGAATCACCTATTCCGTACAATATTTTACTTGATACACCAGACATGTCGGAAGAAGAAATTAATAAAGAATTTGAAAGCATTTGTAAATTTGAAAAAGAAGAAACGGTTGAAGATAAAGAACAAGCACCTGCGACTACAGTATTCGAAAGAGTGCCATTAGATGAAGATGTTACGATGGTTCGTCCAGCAAAGAAAATGAAAATAGAAGGGGGTAAGAAGTCACATAAAAGACAAACAAAGAACAAGAAAAACAAAGCCAGAAAAACAAAAAAGAACAAACGTTCTTCAAAAAAGAAAGTCCATAAGAAAAAGTAATTAGTTAGTATTTTACACATTTGAAGATTCTATTATTTATTTATTTAGATTTCATAAGAAGACCACAATCGGTGTTATGTCTCATTTTCATATAACACCGTAAGCATACCAAGACATCCACTATTGCGTTGTGGAGACCATCTACGGTTTCTCCATCAAACAACTTGGCATATAATTCATTCAATCTCGGCCACTTTAAACTGGGTGGTTTTCCCGGGTACTTTGATTCAACGATAATATTTGCAATGACTGTGCCTTTACGCATAGAGCAATAATGTTCTACACCATTTAATTCTTCATATGTAGAATTAAATATTGTCATACATTCAGGAGAATTACGAATAATATCTGGTCTATTCCTCTCCAGTTCTACCAGAATCATCTTTTTGTCAAAGTCGATGTTATGCGCCACTATTACATCGGAAGTAATATAGGCTTTGTAAAATTCGGTAAGAGCGTCTATTATGGAAACACCCTTATTACATGTTCGTCGTGTAATACCTGTCAATTCCGTAATCTTATCGCTGATTTCCACTTCTTTTTTTACGTTAATATATTTGTCATACGTGTCTACTAATGTATTTGAAGAAATATCATATAACGCATAACTTAGCTGTAATATATGCGGATAAGCTTCAATCGGGGTATGATTGGGGTTTGCTTTGTCTTTTTTTGGTAGAAGACCACTTGTTTCTACGTCAAATACTAAGACTGTCTTCTTACGGATAGGGGCGGATACTGTGAAATTCATTATTGTAATGTTTGATACCATAACAACTATACATATTTAGTAATCAATTTTCTATACTTTTATAGTGTACATTTATGACAATCCATGACAATATTTATATTTACATATTATATTATACATGTCATCACGTAAATCTAAAGGAACAAAAGGAAATAAAAATACAAGAAAAAATAAACCAGTCAAATTTACCAAAACTATTGATGATTATTTAAATGACCCTTTATTTCCTATTCTTCATAATGAATATATAACAATTGAATTAGAAACATGTAAAGAAAATGAAGAAAATCCAAAATATAATTACAAAGTATCCAGTATAAAAAAACATACATTTACTCAAGATGTACCTGATTATAATGAGTATCCACCATTAACTATGGAAGCATTACAAAACGGTATTAATAGTTTGAATTTAAAAGACTCTAATTCTTTTATACGATTGATGCTTATTTCTGGAGATGAAGGACTTAAAATATGGAAATTAGATAATCAAAAGTACAAACCTAATACAAATAATAAAGAAAAGTGTGGATATGGAACACCAATATATGAAGAATACATACCGATTGCTTATGCTGATTCATCTGCCGAACCAGTTGTATTAGAACCAACACAAATTGAAGAGGTATTTGAAGAACCACAAGAACAAATTATTTCACCTGGTATACTTGAACCTGAACCTGAATCTCAAGTTGAACCTGTACCTGAACCTGAACCTGTACCTGTACCTGAACCTGTACCTGAACCTGTACCTGTACCTGTACCTGAACCTGAACCTGTACCTGTACCTGTACTTGAACCTGAACCTGTACCTGTACCTGTACCTGAACCTGTACCTGAAGTTGTACCTGTATCTGAACCTGAACCGGAACCTGAACCGGAACCTGAATCTCAATCTGAACCGGAACCTGTATCTGAATCTGAAGATGATGAGGATATAGATGAAACATGGATTACTACCGCACCAAGCCAAGGACTTTTAAATATGATTGATGAAATTACAAATCAAGTCAAACAGACGGAATATAAAGATGATAAAACAATCATAAGCGATAATATGATATTATTAAAAGCACTGGTTGATGAATTAGGGAAGAATTTATACAAATTTTTGACACCTATATCACCTATACCTATAATATTGGGAAAAAATAAATGTAAGACTGCTTTAAATTATATTCAAAATAATCGTGGTGAAAATATTTACAATGACAACTTATATGATGATTATAGTACGGTAAATAGTAAATATGATACGTACATCAATTATAAAACCAGCTGGTTAAGCGACCAATTTGAAGAACATAAGCAAAATTTTATCCAAGAATTAGAACGGTTTAAACAGAATTTGGTGGAAAAAGTATTTTCAACATTTGAATATGGAGATAGTGAATATTGTCAAACTAAATCAGCGAATGCCGAAAAATCATACAAAGAGATTGTAAACAAAATAATTATGTATATAGATAACTCCAAGAAATATCCGACTAAGGGAAAAGATGTATTTATTAGTATTATAGTAACTCAGATAACCAAGTTATTAAACAATCCGAATGTCAAAGACGAAAAACAACTTCGTGATATATTAACTCATCTTTCAAATTATTTACAAAAAAATGATTCTACACCAGAGCAAATTAGACATTATTTAGACCGTGTTAAACAGCATTTAAGTACAACATATGGAGGAAAAAAAAGAAAGCATAAAAAAACTCAAAAAGGTAAACATGTGATTGTTAAAAAACGGACAACAAGGAAAAATACGTCGCGAAAATCATCTTGAGTGTAAATTGTATTCACTTGGTTGATAGTTGTAACATAAGAATCATTTAGGTAGTTGATATGTAATTTAATCTGTATAAATTATATATTAGAATGAGTGCACGAACACCAGATTTTTATATTGGTATATCAACACAAAATCCACCTACGATTATTAGTATCGGTCAAACGATTGATGGTATGGAAGAAATAGAAGTTAGATTAGACCAACCAGATGAAGATACATTAAATGTGTTTAAAGAAAAAATAGATAAAATAGTAGCACCAATAGAAGAACCAGTAGTAGTACCAGCACCAATAGAAGAACCAGTAGTAGTACCAGCACCAATAGAAGAACCAGTAGTAGTACCAGCAGCAACAAACAGACCAACCAACAGACCAACCAACAGACTAACCAACAGACCAACCAACAGACCAACCGGACCAGGAAATACTTTTCGTAATATGGCTGGATTGAACGCAATCGGTAACGTTGCTTCTTCATTATTCGGAAACGGTGGTGCTGGTAAAAATACAAAAAAACATAAAATTACAAAACGTTATAAAAATAAACTAATAAAACGTCGTAAAACAAAACGTTCAAAAAGTAATAGAATAAAGTAGTTTCGTGTAAAGTATTGTATTTGCATAATTTATAAGTAAATATAATACATAATGGAATTGGAATCCGATTTAGCAAAAGAATTATTTAATAAGGTAATTGTTCCACTTCAAACTAAAAATAAAGAAAAAGAAATAACAGTACAAAATGAATATAAACAAACCCAAGAACAATTACAAGAAGCACGTAACGAACAACAAAAAATAGATGAATTGCGGAATCAGGGAGTTAATGCTATTGCTGCTGAAAAGGCTGCTCGTTTGGCTCAAGAAGCAGTAGCTGCTCGTTTGGAACGAGCAGAAGCAGAGCGTGTAGCAAGAGAAGAATCATCACGTTTGGCAAAAGAAGCAGCAGAACGTGTGACAAGAGAAGCAGCAGAACGTGTGACAAGAGAAGCAGCAGAACGTGTGACAAGAGAAGCAGCAGAACGTGTGACAAGAAAAGCTGCAGAACGTGTGGCAAGAGAAAACGCAGAATCAGCACGTTTGGCAAAAGAAGAAGCCGTAATAACAAACATAGACCAAGCTACTGTTGATGATAATATTCCTCCAGCTGTTTCAAAAGAAAATATAAATTTTAATCTACAAGGACAAACACCACCTAAACCACCTATTATAGACACCTGTAGGGCAAACGAACGTGATATAATTCCAAGTGAAGATTGTAATCCAAATAAACAGAAGCCTAAGTTACGGTCATTGTTAAGATTTCATCCGGATCATAATCTTGGTTGTGAAGAAATTGCCACCGAAAAATTTAAGGATTTAACGACTGCATGTGAAAAATATACTCCATCATCAACTACATCAGAACCCACCAATGTACCAACTACATCTGAAACCTCTGATGTACCAACTACATCTGAAACCTCTGTTGTACCAACTACATCTGAACCTTCTGGTACCGCCATTTCAACAGATATGTTAGCGTTACCATCATCTGAACCCACTGATGTACCACCTTCAACTGAACCAATATCTACAGAGTTAGATAAATCAATCTTGGTATCACCTATTCAAAATAAATTTGATGTAAATCCATTGATTGAAACATTAAGAACAACATTTAATAAAGATATGTCTCGTAAGACCGTGCCATCACAAGAACTATCGGCAATAGTACCAGAAACAATTGTACCTGAAATAGTGTCATCACAAGAACCAGTACCCAAGTTTAACGTCAACCAATTAATAAATACATTAAATCAATCCTTAGCTACATCAGTGCCAGTAGTAGAACAAAAAGTAAGTGTTGGTTCACCAAAACCCTCTATATACCAACAAAACAATGAAACCGATGAAATGTATATGTCAGATTTAGACAAAGCATTAGAAGAAGTAAAGAAAAACCAATACGCAAATGCTGTTTCTTCACCAACGCCACCACCAACATCAACGCCACCACCAACATCATCCCTAACACCAGTACCAACATCATCCCTAACACCAGTACCAACATCAGTACCAGAGCCAGTATCCGCAACTACAGAATCATTTGATTGGAAGGGTAAATTAGACTGGTTAAAACAATCAGTCGGTCTATTAATCGGTTCATTAAGTAATATGTTTACTTTCAAACCAGCCGAAGACAATGACCCGTATAAATTATCCCCCGAGAGAGAAAACGAAGGATATATTTACATAGGTAAAATGTATATGAAAGAAGAAGATGGGACTTCGCCATCAAAACAAGTAAAATATGTAAATTATCATCCAGAAAAGAAAGACTTTTATATAGATGAACGAACAGAAGTCGTAAATTAAATATATAGTTCACAAAAAAGTTAAATATAAATTGATATTTCATGTAATCATAAAATGTCAATTCAATATGTCATTGCAAATATAGAAATACCAATAAAAATACATAATAATATTTCAGAGCCTTTACCTGAGTACATGAAAATAAACATAACAGAATGTAAGGAATTGCCTGAAAAAACAACGAATAGTGCGATGCAGATGGATTTCACCGAACAAATACTTAAAGTGGTTTCATCAAATAAATCAGAAGAACCAGTAGAATCAGATATAGTACAAAATACTATATCAAAAGAAGAATTAGAAAAGAAGAAACAAAGAAAACACGCTCATAATATCACGTTCCGCAATAATATATTATCCCATAGACGAACACAAAAAAAGTATCCTAATTCATAACATTTGGACGTTGACCCTTTACAACAATCAAAGGTTCGGGAATCATGGTAGGAAGGCGGTCACTAACATTAAGAGAATGTAAATCATGAATCCCTGGTTTGACAGAAGGTTTGGGTTTAACCATATTGCTTGTTCCTATGCCAAACAATTGCGATTCAATATCAAATGGATTACTGGATAAATTCGTTGGTGCGATTCGTCCTTGTAGTAATCCATTTCCGGCAAAATGAGTAGTTGTAGGATTTCCAAAATTACTTTTATTACATGTTAGATAGTTGCATAATCCAGAGTTAGCATTTTGTTCTAAGCGATAATCTCCTTCGTTATTTTTACTACGAGTAGAAGCCATTATAGGTGTATATAATAATGTATATTTTATATACACCAAAAAATTATTTATAAATTTTTGCGTACAATTGTTTATAAACATCAGTTTGTAACAATTCTTCAGTAGAAATACCAGACACTATTTTTATTATTAACTGATGGAATAAGTCTAAATAATCATAACCAAGCATAATAGTAAGTCCTATATTCGGGTCTGTAGAAAACATAAATGATGCGGTTTTTTCATATAAGTTGATAACTTCTGGTATTGTTTTTGTAATTTCAAAAATATAGTCCATAGTAATATTCGCAGCGTCTAAATCATAAGATTGTTCGTCCTTAGTTATCTCATCTAAATTCATTTCAGATATATCGGGATAATTTGTAGGATTCATTTTAAATAATTTGCGTAAACAATGACGGTATTCAGTATCATTTGAATATTCAATTGTTAATTGAATCGGATAAGAATATTCCATTTTCATTACTAAATATAATGTATAATGTTTATGTTAGTTTTCAATAAATATTATACCGATGCGAAAAACTCCCAGTCCAGGTCTTCACATACCTTTTTCCAAATCATATCTTGTTCTAATTGTTTTTCTCTATCTTTCATCATGGGTATATAGGGTAAATACTGCGTTTGGTCCAACAATACACATAACTGATGAAGGGTATATGTGTAGTTAAAAAAGTTGGTTCGGTTAGCAGGACAATGAACCGCCCATGGCTTTTGAATCTCAATGAATAATACACATAACGTCTCATGTAATTCTTCATTCATTACTGGGGGTTTAATTCCAAATAATGAGTTAATGTATTGAATATGTTCGAAATACTTGTTTAATCCAAGCTTACGTAATAGTTCACGCATCTTATCATAATTCAATTCGGACATATCAGTAATACGTTCCTTTTTAATACGTGCTTTAATTGAATCTATTACTTCATCGGGTATTAATGTGGTTTCTTTAGCTTGGAACTGTGAAAGAATTTCTTTAAAATGATTAAGACGAATATACGCTGTGTAAGAAACTTCATTCGGTGGGTCTTTGTTATTCGGTTTAGAACTATCTATAATATAGGTAATGAATTTGCCACATTTATCATTATTACATATAAGTATTCCTTCTTCATCTTGAGGTATCATTTCGCCAGAATTACAAAACTCACATGTATCAGACTCTACATAATAATCTTGTGAATTAGTAAACTCATTTGTCACATTTCTCCAATATTGCTGCGTATTCATTTTCGATTGTGTATATTTGTTAATTGTTCCATCATTACTATTCTCAGTAGGCTTTATTTTGAAAAAAGAGTTTAAAGCATCCGTACTACCCGATTCATCCATACTTGTTGATATTTGCTGTTTTTGTTCGAAATAATCAAAGATAAATCGGGAATTATCAAGCAAATATTTTTTCTTCTCTTGTTTGAGCGTTTTTATCTTCTGTTGAATTTCTTTAATTTTGTCTTTCATATTCATATATTCGTCTACTTGACCGGTTTGTAAAGTTTTGATGGCGTCTTTTAGTTCGTCCTTTTCTCTCTGTAATTGGGGTATAGTTTCATTCTCTATCTTATCATAATATGCTGTTAACTCGGAGTGTTTTTCATCTATTGTATGTATAGTTTTCAATTGTTTGAGTTGTTTTTTTTTAGACTCACCTTTCATTAACTGAGATGAAATACTTTATGATGGTGTTTTTATGTTAGTTTTTATACCTTTGAATATATTCGTACAAAAAAATAATAATTCAACATGATGAGTATTCAAATATATCTTATATAGTGACAGGGTATGTGTCATAATATTTCTTAGTAACAGAGTTATTATGTAGTGGCTTGATAATAGGTAAAGTATGATTATGTTTATTTATGACAATATAATGTGTTTTTGAAAAATAACAATCACTACAATGTG